TACCAAAATGATCACGAACTGGTTGTAAAATTTTTTCACAAAGTGTTTTTAATTTTTCTATTTGCTCTGCGTTAGGATTATTATTAATACCTTTACGTATTGCTGTATCTGATTTAATTAACTCTGAAAGAGTAAAGTTACGTGAAAGATTCATTATTTAAAAAATATTCCTAATGCGAAGAGTACAGCAGATCCCGCTGCTGTTAAGAGAACCCAATAGACTTTATCTATCTTACCGCCCAACTTCTCGACGTCTTCATGTACATGTTTCAAATTTTTTTTGACACCTGATATGTGTCCGTACAAAGATAAAATATGTTCTCTAGTATTTTTTGGTTGCATTGCCATTAAGTTCTTCTCGCTATTTCTTGTTCTTCTGGAGATAGTAATGCTTGTTCACTACGTGTCAAGTTGTTAATTTGGTTATTTTGTCTGGTAAATAAACGTTGATTAGGCATTGGCATTTGTGGTAGTGCAGATTGACCTTGTGGATCAGTGTCTGGTAAAAAGTCATCTAAACTTATATTCCAATCTTGATATAAATTTAATTTATACATTTGATCTTCCATTTGACCTAATGTACTTTCAGCTTGATTATAAACATTTGATACTCCACCTTCTTTTGATAGATCTTCAAATCTTTCAATAATTTTTCTTGAAGGAAAGAATGGTATAAACTCACCAGATGTTATTTCATTATAAATAGATCCTAAACCTCTTTTATCAAAAATTTCATAAATATCATCATCTTTAATTCCTAATGCTTTTGCATTGTTAATACTTGTTAACATTTTTTTCTTAACTTCAAATAAAGATTTATTAGCTGTAAAGTATCTATCTATTACATCTGAAGGTGTTCTCATATCAACTGGATCAATCTCTCCTGTAAATAATTTTCTAGAATTAGATACACCTTGTTGATATTCAAACAATTTAAATCCTAAAGATTTTTTAGGATCAACTTTTATTAATCTAAAACCAAATATACCTGCAAGCTCGTAAGGTATTTCGTATATTTCTGCTCCTCTACCAGGTTCACCAGTAATTGCTTTTTTAGTTCTTTGAAATGGTTGTGTTGTTGGTAATAAAGTTTTACCAAGATGTTGCATAATTATTGTAACTTTTTCTGGTCCTGGTGTTTGATCATTATATAATTGTTTACCTTCTCTTGTTCTACCATTTCTACCCCATATATCCATGAACGCTTCTGTATAAATTGATTCTGATATAAATGGTGAAGCTGTTTCACCGGCAGCTTCTGCAATACCTTCTACAAAACCTTTTAATAATATTTCTTCGTTATCAATACCTTCTTGAATATTACGTAACAAAGATTGAAAAGGTCTTGTTAATGTATCATAAACATTATTTTTAGACCAATCTATATAAAATAATTCATCTGTTTCTGGATCTCGTGTGTATATTTTTTGTGAACTTTTAGCCCATGGTGCTACAAAATCATTTGCTGCATCTGCTTCTTCGTTTGATACACCAAATATAGCTTGTGATCCTTTTGTTAATCCATATGGAATTATACCCATGGCACCCACCATTCCAACAAGTCTTTTCATAGCAAGACCTTTCATAGGATTTGTGCTCGTAATTGGATTTAAACTTCTTGTTACAGGATCTCTTAAATCTTTTGCTACTTGTTCAAATATACCAAAACCTGTTCTAAATACTTCTGATGGCCATGACATAAAATTACCAAAAGGTGATACCCTTGCAGCTCTTACAAACTCACCAACCTTTGCATAGTTTGGCACTGTGTCTTGTACAATCTGAGCGACTTCTTTTTTAAGTGCATCAGGAGATATCTTAATACCTGCTTTTGCATATCTCTCAGCTCTTTGCACCATTTGCACTTCATAATTTATAATCTTCCAAATATCATCTTCTGCAACATATAAATCTTGCATAAATTTACCGGCTTTTTTAATACCTCTACTAGTTTTTTTACCCAGTGAATTAATCATAGGAAATAAAATACTATCAGTTGCAAAATTACCTTCACCAAATCTTACATCTTTCATTAGATTACGTAGATCTCCAAGCCTTACGTTTGTGTTTACAATACCTAATTCTAAATATTCTCTATATTTTTCTTGTGATAATTCTTTTCTTGGTCCACCTACTTGCACTGTACCAAAAGCATTGTTCATAGCTTGTTTAAATACTCTTGGGTCCGTGAACATTGTTCCGTTAGCAAATGAAAATGCACTAGAACTTAAAAAGTTTCTTATGTGTGTAGGCACAGATAGAATTGTTTTTGCGTATTGTGCACCAGCTTTAGGTGTTAATAATAAATTACGCCATGCCCATGAAAATGTTTTACCTATTGGTCCACCAGTTTCACCTCTCATGAAATCTTGTATCTTTGATACGTTGGTAAAACTTTCTGCTATCTCTCTTGTTGTATATGTATTAGATAATCTATTTACTAATACACCATCTTTAAAATATTCTTTTACATAGTCATCCATCTTAACTATGTCAGGTTGATTACCAAAAGCTCTTTTAGCTGCAAGTGGTGTAGAATGAAAAAAACCTCTTGCACCAAGTGGTGTTTCTGCTGTAGCTTTTGCTTTAGCTACTGCATCTGCATCTAATATTTCATCAAACAATTGATTTTTTCTAGCTACAATTGACAATCTATTCATGCCTTCAAAGATAGAGTGTCTAACATCATTTATTTCACCAAATAAATCTCTAAATATTTTTGATCCTTTACCTATAACTTGTATTTCTTTTTTACCACCAGGTAGTTTTTTTTCTATTGTTTGTGCAAATGTTTTTAATGCAAATGCATCATCGGCTGATCTAGATAAATTTTGATATGCAAACGTTGGTAGCCTATCTCTTTTTGGGTCCATCTTTCTAACTTGTTTAATAATATCATTTACCATACCTTCTGCTTCTAAATCTGTAATAGGATTATTATTTTTAGCTGCATATCTCATAAACAATTTTTTAGCAGCTTCTATATCTTGTCTTGCTGGTTGATATTTTTGAAAAAAACCTGCCTCTGCGTTTTCAAATATTTCAAATGTATTACCAATATAATTTTTAACTCTATTACCCATTATCTTACGTAAATCTACACCTACACCTGCTGGTAAATCTACTTTAGCACCAGGTCCACCTGCTGTTATATTTAATATATTAGCAAACTCTTCTCTTGTTTTAACAATAGATCTTAATATGTTTTGTGAAACTTCTGTGCCTTCTCTTTTACCTAATCTTTTTTGAGTTTGTTGTGTTATTTCTTTTGCTAACTTTGCATCAACAGCTGATTTATTTAAATCACCTTTAAATAATCCATCATCTAACAAAGTTAAAAATTTTTTTCTTTCTTCCGCAGATGATGCATTAAAAAATTTTCTAAATTCTGGGAATACTTTATCTACTTCTCTATCTATTCTAGCAACTTGTTCTTCAGCAAAATTTACATCTCTCATTTCTCTTGCTTTTTGTGTTTTCTTTGCTTCAGCTACCTCTTGTGGTTTTGTTCCTCTAAATCTAAATGCAGCACTAAATTTATCTAATGCTTGATCAAATAAACCACTGCTGTATGCAAGTTCTTTACCACGTTTAGCCAATGCTTTTGCTGCAACTCCTGTACCATAAACAAAAGGTGTAAGAAAAATAGACTCTGCACCAAATTTTGCTCTGTTCATTAATTTTCTAGCTGCGTCTTCTGATGGATCATCTCTAACATCTCTATCTAAAGCAAGAGCAGCATCAGGTCCAAACAGATCACTTATGTTTCCTATTTTTTCTGTATCCACAACAAGTGTTTCACCGGCTGCACCACCTAATACAACAGCACTAAATCTTTGTGCACCCGATAATTTATTTAATTCTTCAGCTTTTTTTCTACCTTTTACTGCGTTAGGGTTTTTAAAACTTACAAGCTTACCAGCTTTCTTTGCTTTTAATGCTTTAGTTGCTAGTGTTGTTGCAATTTTTGCACCTGCTCCTCCTGGTATACCTATTTGTACTAAAGCTTCTGATAATCTACCTATAGCTCTTTGTTCTGCTATTTCTTCTAATGGATTAAGTTTATCAAAAAATGCTTCTACCTGTGCAGCTGTATTTGTATCTGCTCCAAGATCAATGAGCTCTGCACCAAGAGATACTACCCCTTCTACAGTTTTTATAAGGCCAGAACCAAGACCTGCAACAAATGCTGTTGCACCTGATACTTCGTTGTTATCCTCTGCTTCAGGTAAGTTTATATCTGTTGCACCTATACCTTCATCTAAACCTTGATATAAATTTTTATTTATATCATTTTCGTTTTTATTTTTTTCTTTTTCTTGAACTTTACCACCTGATATCGTGGGATTGTTTTTAGGATCGTATGGATCGAATGCCATTATGTCTCCTAATCCTGATCTACATCAATCGGCTTATACCCTGCTGAAGGATCTAGTGTTACAAAATCTAACGCACCATTGCCAACACTAATTACCAACATCAACATAATCTATTTCTACTAGATTTGATCTTTGTCCTGCATCTGCAGCTTGAATAAAATCTATGGTTTTTCTAGATATATCATCTGCTCTACTACCTTTATATTTAGAAATAATTCTGTTTTCTGCAGCATCTGTTAGATCACCTCTCATAGCTTCTACTTGTTCTTCATAAGTTTGTGCGGCATAACCAGATTTATCTTTTATTTTTGCAATTTCTAAATCACTAGCTCTATCTAATGCAGCTTGTGATGCATCAAATTTTCTTTGTGCTTCTGCTATAGATTTTGCTTCATCAGATTCGATTGCTTGACCAACTATTGCTTGTTGTAATGCTCTATCTTGTAATGCTTCTTGTGCTCTTATACTTTGAAATGTATTAAATGGTTCTTTAGCTGCTGTTGCTGCTGTCGCTAATAAACCACCTCTAGGTGGAGCAGACAATAAATTTAAACCAAAGTTAGTTAAAAAACTAGATACAGATCCAGGCATAGCTTGTGTCTGTGTTCTAGGTGCAAATTGATTATACAAACCACGTATTCTTTCTACTTCACCACCTACATTATAGTTTTGTCTATCTAAACCTGATGTAATACCATCGGCAGATCCACCTCTTCTAAACATAGGTCTTTTTAAAGTTCTATTCATTATCCTCTTCCCATTAATGCAAATGGATTTTGATTTGCAACAGCTCCATATATACCAGCTAATGTTGTACCAACTCCTAATGCAGTCTGTAATGGTGTAGGATTTGGAACGTTACTTGTTTGTGTTTGTCCCGGATATCCACCCATAATACCTGCAACTTGTGCTGCATATCTATCTAATTGTTCTTGTGGTTGGAATGTTGCCATTCTTGTAGCTTCTCTTGTAGCGTCTAGTTGAGCTTGTGCTTGTGCCTGGTTCAATGCGCCCAACGTTCCTAATTGTGAAATATCTCCTCGTTGTAATCCAGGCACAAGTGATGCTAGACCTAGCTGCGTTTGTAGATCAGCAGCTCTTTGAGCCTGTGCCTGACCAAAACCTTGTTGTAATAATTGAGCTTGTAGTGCTGCTCTGTTTCTATCAGAACCAGTATCATATTCTGCTAGTTGAACTCCTTCTCTTCCTCCACCAAATGCGCCTGCCTGTACCGCCCTATCTCTAATAGATTGTCTATTAATAGCTGCGTTTCTGTCAAATTCTGAAAGTGTTGCATCAATAACTTGTTGTTGGTATGGCGACATATATTGTTGAGTTTGTGCCGCTGTCATTGGTCCTGTTAAATTCTGTGCTGCTGTTAAATATGGTTGAAAAGAACCAACACCTTGTGTTGCTAAAGTTTGTGCTTGTTGTTGTAGTGCATCTTGTTGTGCTACTTGTGGTGCAAGTCCTGCTAAACTATCTTGTCTAATTCCAAATTGTGTAGCTGCATCTTGTCTTGCTTTAAATTGTGCAGCGTCTTCACCAGCTTGTTGTGTTAATGATCCTATTCCTCTTGTAACTACTGGTACGGCTGTTTGGGCCGTAATCTGTGTTGCAAGATCTTTACCTAAATCTTCTACAAACTGTGCGGGTAAATTTCTTACTGTTTCTGTTGCCATTATATGACTTCTCCTAATCTTTGTGATGTTTGAAACATGTTACGTGCGCCATCTAAGCCTTGCGATTCTTCTGATACGTCACCTCCGGCTTCAAGGTTTTTCATCATATTATACATAACTTCTGCGCCTTTGTCTATATCTCCATCTCCTGCGTTTCTAACAGCTTCAGCTGTAAATACAAACTCATTCTTTGATAATCTTGCAGGCACATCGTCTGCTTTTTCCATTCTTCCTATTGGTACAAAACCACCTTCAGCTCTTAAATCCATTTCTTTGCCATCTAAATCTAATAAAGGCATAGTCTTTTTTGCTACTGGTTCAACGTCTCCGCCTTCAGCCATAAATCTTGGTGCTGTATACGAATAAGGATCTCTTCTTATAGCTGCAATATCTATACCTTCACCTCTGTATGGTTCTCCTTCATCTTCTTCTTCAGGAGCACCAACACCTAATAATGGTAATGCAGATGCTATACCTATTGCTTTTAGTGCACTAATGCCACCTTTACCATCTCCTAATAATGCTCCGCCTATTTTACTGTCATCTATTTTTTTGGCTATCTCTGCAAACTTAGATAATTTTTCTGGATCTGTTTTTGAAATTGCATCTACAACTTTTGGATCAACTTTTTCTAAAGCTTGTGCATTAACCATATCTGTAAATTTACTAGTTTCTAATGGTTTAATACCATAAGCAGCTGATTCATAATCAAATACATTTGCGCTTGGAATACCACCTTGAATATTTGCAGCACCACCAGAACCACCTAAACCTAATTCATTAAATTTAGACATGTCTGAATAATCAACTGTAGCTGCTTTTTGTGCTCCAGTAGATGTTGCTTGTGCTCCTTGGGCCGGGGCCATTGTAGCTAGAGCTCCACTTAATGCTGCTGATTTTAATATACCTTTTGCATCTAAATCTTGACCAGATGCTAATTGTAAACCTCCGGTTGTTAATCCTGATATAACTGCTTGTCTCATAAAAGGACTAGCACCAGCCATAAATCCTGAACCAGCTGCAGCGTATGGTGCATAAAGTGCTATAGCTGTTTGTACGTATGGATTCTTTAATAATTTTTTTCTAGTTCTATTTACTTTAGAACCAATTTTTTTAACTGCTTTAGTTGCTTTTTTAATAATACCACCAACAAAATAATTTTGTCTTGCAACTTCTGTATCTGCAATACCTCCCTCAGCCATAAATCTATACGCTATAAAAGGATCCTGTGTTGTTGTTGGTGCAGGTGTAGGTGCAGATTGTGCTCTTTGTAATGACGCTAAATAAGCCGCTTGACTAGGAAAACCAAGTTGTACATACAAAGGTATACCACCGCCTCCTCCATTATCATCGTCGTCATCATCAACTGACGATGGTCCTATTGTTCCTTGATAGTCTGGTCCATAACCATACCTATCTGCAAGGTTTGCAGCTGTTGTTTTACCAAATTTATTTGAAAAATTTGTAAGTCCTCTTCCTATAGCTCCAATCATTCCACCTGAAGTAATATAATCTTTAATACCTGAAAAAGCTCTTTGAGCAAAATTTTGTCTTCCACCAAAATTTTGATCTCTATCTCCTCCTCGATTAGCGCCTCTTCCAGTAGCATAATCTCCTTTTGTCATACCTCTTTGTTGAAAATCTAAATCTCTACCTTTACCAGTATTACCTTTATCACCTCCACCTTGTGAATCTCCAGTTCCTGCATCTTCAGAACCAAAATCTCCACCTTGAAGACTAGGAAGTCCCGCAGGTCCTTTATTAGGTTTACCTTTTAAAGACCCATATAAATTTTTATCTATTAATATTTTTTCTTCTTCATCAGTTATGTAAGCTAACTTTGCTTTAACATGACCTGGTTCTGATAACCAAAATTTAGGTGCTTTAACCATTTCTTGTTTACCAAGAAAATTTTTTACACCAGCTTGTGTAACAGGTTTTTCACTACCTTCTTTATACATCTGCCTTGCTTGTTGTGCGTTTGTGATTGCCATTATTCTTTGTCCTTGTCAGATGATGCACCTAATGCTGGCATCTTTGCTACTTTAATTTTTACAGATCTAGTTATATCTTCTCTAACTGTATCTGTTTCTGGATTTGCAATATCATCCTCCGCTTCTTTGTCAGAGTTATATTCATAATTTGTCTTTGTATTTCTTAAAACTATTTCAGCTTCACACTTAACGACAGGTACTTCTTTGCCGTCAACTGTTATATATTCTACTGATCCTTCTTCTTTAAATGCCATATTAATCTCTATTTATTTGTAGCACAGAAATAACCATATGTAACCTATTTCCTGTGGCTGCTTGTGCTTTTAAAATTTCACTTTCCTGCATTATAAGGGGTTGTGATAATAACTCAACTGTTTGATTAGACGATATAGCCTTTGTTTTAAACAAACTAAATACTGATGCACCAGCTGTTAAAGTAACAGATATACTATCAGCATTACCAGAATCTTCGGATACTAATATTGATTTAATAATACTAGTGGTTGCTGTTGGACTGGTATAAACAGTCGTATTCGACGTATCGTTAAAATCTATTTTTGCGTTTGTATATATATTAGCCACTTAAAAACCAAGAGAATCTCTCTTGCTCCTGTTTTATTTCATCTAGAAACGTTGAGTTTAATTGTTCTTTCATAAGTGTCAACGCTCTATTGATTTGTTTTTGATTTGAAAAATCATACTCTTCTTTTGGTTCTGGTATTCTTACAGTTACTTTAGCCATTATCTTCTACCGTCCGGTTGTATATCTAATCTTAATGTACCAAATCTCCAAGACTCACTAGCTGCATCATTTGCTATTTTTACACTAGCAAATCTACCTCTAGCTCTTGTATCTTTTTTCTGTGTTGTAGATGTAATGGTAAAAGGACTATATGTAGAATTAGATGATGTATCTTGCGGATATCTTTTTAATCCAATAGTTACTTTTGCATTACCTAATAACGTTTTAAAATCTGGTATAAATCTTCTCATAGCTATAAATACTTCTCCTGCAACTTTAGGGCCAGCACTTCTACCTTGTGCATCTTTTGATCTTTGTTCAAGATCAAAGTCAAATGATTGTATAAACGATGTAACAGTAGTAGTTGTACCATTTGGATTTACTTGATCTGTACCTACTTCATGTTCAAAATAAGTTGTTTGACCTAAACCAGTTTGACCAACGATTATTGGAAACGTACCACTAGCAGAAGAATCATATTTAGTTGCATATGGATTTTTATATATTGTAGCATCCATCCAACTTGTTCTTGCTTCTGTTCCTGTATACCAAACACCACCTCTTACACCTGCTGATTCACCAAAGTTAAATACAACATATTTATCATTATAGTCTGAATTAGCTGATGGATAGTACCAAGTAATTTCTGTAAATAGATTATTTAAACCTGCTGCAACTTGTTGTCCTTTTGTAATATCAAAGTTATCAAATACAGAATCTTCAACAGTGCATGGTAATGATTTTACTGTACCATCATAAAGAAAGAAACCTTTTGGACTTAACCAAAAAGCGGCACCATCTATTTCAACAACAGCATTTTGTCCAATCAATCCACAGTTCGTACCAACTTGTTCAACAGCAAATGTAAATGGTGCACCAATAAATTTCATTGTATACAATGCATTATCAGTCCATATCAAAATAACTTCTTTTGCTTTTAATGCACCCATAATTTTAGTGCCGTCTTGTAGTCTTTGTGTACCAGCTGTGTTTGTTGCTGATGGTAAAAACGTATTAATATCTTCTTGATCAGAAAATCTTATAAACATATCATCTTGTGTTCCTGCATTTCCAATAGTTGTTTCTGTTCCTAAATGAATTAAGTGACGTGTTGTAGGTGAAATAAGAGTAGATCTTGTTTTAGTTGGATTGTTTCCTGTTGCAAAGTTAGATGTTGTTGTTGATGCACGTGTTGTTAATCTTGCACCAATACCAGCATCCCAAGTAAATGTTTTACCATTTAAAATAGTTGCAACTAATACTTCACCAAAATTATCTAATGACCATAGTCCAGGTTCTAGTGTAACATCAGATGCAGCTGCTGCTTCACCCCAGTTACCATTACCCCAAGGATCCATACCCCAACCATAACCATAAGTTTGTTCTCTTGGTCCAACAGGCTCGTATGGTTTTATACTTAAACTACCACCTGTTGATACTGTACCACTAGCATTACTAGATTGATTAATTGTAAATGTACTTGTTGTTGGCACAGATATAACTTGAAAATTTTTATCTTCAAAGTCAGCATCATTAAAACCTGTACCACCAGGTAGTGTTACAGAATCTAATTGTACAATGTCTCCAACTTTTAAACCATGAGTTGATTTTGTAATTGTACAAGTTGGTGATCCATTTGTTGTTGCAATTGTTGCTGATGTTAATGTAGCTTTCAAAGGTGTGATGTCATACAACTGACCTTCAAAATAAATAAGTAAAAATTTATCTGATCCAAGAGCCACGTATCTATTACCATCATTATCTACGAAAGCATGTTGTTTTCTAACTACACCAGAAATAGTATCAGTAGTAAGTGATGCCCAACCTCCAACTTTTTCTGGTAGACCATATCTAAATCTTACATTGTCAGAATCAACCCAACGGTTTTCTGCACCTGCTGGTGTATCTTGTTTATCTATTCCAGGTCTAAAATTAAACTCGACGAGAGCCACAGTCTAGCTCCTATATTTTATCTTTGTAAGCCCAACCTCTAGCAGAGCTTATATAAACTAATGTAAATGCTGCTCCATTTACATTAACAACTAAGTTTGATGCCGAGCCTAAAATGTTGGAACCATTTCTGCCTATGGTTAAGTTGTTAGAATTAAAATTACCTGCTGCACCTCCACCATCAATAAAATGTACTTCTGCGCCAATAGAAGGTGATGCTGGTAATGTTACAGTTACAGGTGATGAACTTGTATCTACAATTACTTGATCGTTTGCAACTGCAGTATAAGTACCATTGGTTGTTATATATCCTCTTTCAACAATACTTGAATTTACATTTGTGCCATCTGAATATAATAAAGATTTTGATTTTACAGGTAATGATATTCCTGTGCCTGATACAGTTTTAAAAGTTAATGTATATCTATTTGAAGTTCTATCTGTAGCATCTTCAACCACGTATACTCTCTCGACTGAATCTGGAACTGTTACAGTTCTGTTAGCCGCAAGAGTACCCGTTAGTTTTAGGTATAGGTTTTTACCATTTGATACAGCTCCATTAGAAATCGCTAATGCTTGATCAGACGATGCTACATCTATTGAGATGTAACCAGAT